GGATGACTCTTTGTTTCTGACGGCAAAGAATCCCAATGTTTTCTAGCTAATAACTTTTGTTGATGTTCTTCAATTATTTTATGCGGGTTTTTTGCAGAAAAAGCATCCATATAAAACTTTTGTTGCTCAGGACTTTCCACCTTTTGAGTACGATTAGTGTTTGGAATATAACCTGCTTTGGCATCCTGAAAAAATTGAGCGTTTTTTAATTCATTTGTAGGAGCAAAAGATTTATTGTTTTGCGGATTTTTCAAAAAATAGTCACGTTTTTCAGCTTCTTGCATTAATCTTTCTGGCATATATTTATTTTTTATGCCTAACTCTTCTGCCTGAAGAGGGGTCATAGTGTTATATCTATTCGTCAATGCATTGCGATTATTTATTTCAGACTGAATGTTAGGTTCATAATTTTTATTTTTTAATTGAGCTAATTCATTAGATAATTTTAACTTATCAGGCATGTATTCATTTTGAATATCTTGTCCTTTTGTTAAAGAATTACGGTTATTTATTTGAGATTGTATATCAGGAGCATAATATTGATTTCTTAATTCCTGCATTTTTGTTTCTAACATTTTTTTCTTCAAGGCATTGATACCACCCATAGCAGTAACTAAACCACCACCTGGCCCAACGTCAGGAACTACTCTTGGTAATGGAAGTGCCATTTTATTTCCTTATAAAAAACTGCCAAGCATGCTTAATCCACCACCCAAAGCACTCCAGAAGTCATTCTTTTTACCAGCTTCTTTGCCGTAAGCAGCGTCACCCATTTGTTGACCCATCTTATTATACATATCAGTCAATGAATTTGCCGCTGATTGCCCACCTTGCATTAAATTATTTTGACCTTGTCCATATTGGCTATTAATTCCAAGCACATTTTGCAACCAAGAATTCATATCTCCAGATGCAATTTGTCCAGCATTTTGCATCTGTTGATTCATAAGGGCACTACTTCCCAACATTCCACTTGCTGAAGCTGAGTTATTCCCAGCATTCATGGCCTGTTGTTGCAACATATGTGCATAGGGGCTTTCTTGGTAATTACCCATAAGATTATTAATAAATCCACTTGGGTCTTTTTGACCTTCAAGCCATTTTTGATAATCTCCAATTGCTCCAGTGCCAGCATTTAAATAGGGTTGTTGGGTATTTTGTCCCATTTGCATATATTTTTGATATTGCTCCATAGCCTTATCATAAGGGTTTCCAGAGTTACCAAAAAGTCCGCCTATCAATCCTCCAGCACCTCCAAGCATTTGCTGGGGATCAAAACCATATTTTCCTTGTGATGTTTCTCTTGAATCAATACCCGTTAGAGCCATTGCAATATTCCTTATGCCAATTAATATTTAAACAATTGTTGTCCATTGTCCATTTCCAGCTACTACTTGCCATATTTGCAATGCCGCTGTTCTAGGTAATGTTGGAGAATTTGAATCACTAACATAAATTGTTTGTCCTTCTACAGGATTTAATATTTTATTTCTTTGGGCTAATGTTATAGAAGGAACAAATACACCATACGATGATAAATATTCTCGCAAAGACTCTACAAACGTCGCCATAAAGTCTCCCCATACGTTACTCAAATAAACCTGATCGCGAACAAGTGGGTCATATGTGGGGAAAAAATCAAAGTCACGAGCCATCTATTTACTCCGGCAATATTTCAAAATTCCAGGCTGCACCTAAGATAACAAAAGGTATTTCACTGAAAAACTCTATTCTCGGTACAAAACCTTGACCTCTAGGCGTTGTTCCAATCTTTCTCCATACTGTTCTATGCGTTCTTTCTCCAATTTTACCCATCGTGGAATGCAAATTGTTACCATAACTTTGCCCCCCATCTTTTGAAACGGATAAGTAAACTGTAGGTTGTGCATTGGGCAAGTAAGGAGTAGTTAAAATATTATCTAATCCATGGACATTAGTGAATCCTAATGTCCCAGTAGATAACGCTCCTTGCAATAAATCAAGATGCCATCGATCAACTCTTAATCTCTTATAACCTTCAGGTGTTATTTGACGACCAATTCTCATACGCCTTATTCTTTGTCCATTATTTGTAGTGATTTGATCGCTAACTATATAAAATAATGAACGTTGATAATCGCCATAAAAATTTACACCAGCAAAATAAGCGTGAGTTTGCGCAGGGTGTCTATCACCATTAATAATTTCTTCTTCATGCCATTTAGGCGAATCTGTAGTACTCATTGATACATTTAATACAAAGGTATGATTGGAAGTGGTAAAATTAAGCCTATAGAAAATAAGTCCATTTTCCTTAATTAATATACCTCTTGCATCAGAAACTCCAGTGCTAGCTGCATATTGAGCCAATTGGTAATCCAAAGCCCTGTTACTAACTAATAATGACTCACTACCTTTAACTTCCATTACTCCTGCTAGTCCATCTCGGTCTTGTGATAGAAAAAACATCCTATCAAATCCTACAGCAACACTAGCAATAGAAGGTGTTCCAACTTCCATAAGTAATGAATTATTTCTTCTGAATGGTAAATTTGTTCCTAAACCTGCGTTTTCCCATACCTCAGTAAAGTATTGAGAAAACAAAAATATTCTTCTATGTAATGTGCGGCAAGCAACAATTGTACCTGGATGAGAAGTAATGCTTCCAAATTGTAATTGACCAGATACTGTAATAGTGTTTGTTGGCGCTCCAGCTGTGGTGATGTCAATTGCAATCCCTGCTATAGCATTAGCATAACTTGTCGCAAGTTTAATCGTTCCAGGGTTTGTAGCAGGAGTTCCGACCATTATTACATAATAAGTTGTAGTGTTATTTAATGGTGCTGGCAATGTTCCTGTCGTTGTAAATGTAACTGGAACACCAGTTTGGAAATTAGCATTGCTTGTACTAAGTGTTAAAATATCTGTAGCTGCCACTGCAGTAAAGGTAGCCGTTCCTCCACTCCAAACCATTCCTTGATTAAGAGCGGATAAATAAAAATTATTTGTTCCACCTGCCGCAACTAAAAAATATCCATCTAAATAACAAACATCAATAGGATTTGTAGGAAACCCTGCATCTGTAATTTGAGAAAAAGTAGTGGCATTAGTATCCCAAATATAACCTTCTGTACCGTCAACTAATATTACTTGATACTGATTTGCATCAATTCCAACGTACCCTGTTGTAGTAACCAGTGTTCCTAATAAAGACTTTGTTAATGAACCAACTGTTCCTTGTATAAGAAACAAAGAAGCTCCAAATACCTGATAAATGGCATTATTAAAAACAAAAGTACCTCGTGATCCCCCTGTTTCAGGAGCAAAATCAAGGTTAGAATTAACTAAACCGGACGTAGAAATTAATACTTTTGGTCTTTTACCATTAACATCAAGATATTCAAATAGGTTTACACTTCGTTCAGCATTAATTGTGCTCAAACGCTGATTGTCATAACTTCCTATAAAATCATAATCTCTGCATTCGCTAGCCATAATTAATACGCCAATATATTTTGCCAATAGAATGGCTCTGCTCTGCTTAATATTGCAGAAGGTCTAACCGTTAAGTCAGTTTCATTAGCATTCTTGATAGAACTATAATAATCATTGTATTCATCTTCTGAAGTTTGAGGCCAATTTCCAGACGGATAATAAGAAAGAAACTTCCGAGCAAGACTATATTTTAAAAATCCATAATAAAATGGTGGCAATTCAGCCAAGGATTGATTCGCTGCCAAACTATTAATCATGCATTTAGCACCCAATGTACAAGGATATGGTTGGTCTGGTGCAGGATATAATGTAACAACACTTTCCATTTCTTTTTTATCAAGAAATATAAATCCAGGTCTTGTATTCAATGGCAATAATCTTGTAACCCCATAATATTGAGCTTTATTAATTATTTGTAATGGATAAATGATTCCTTGACCTGCACTTGGAACCATATAATTTGCAAATGACAAATCTACAATTCTATTTTCTACAACATCAGGATTTGGAATCATATCTGAAATTGAATAGGAAGCTTGGGCTACTACAAGATTAAAATTAATTTCAGTTAAATAGGGGATATAAATACTATCTTCAGCAAATTTTGCTAATAACTCATTGATTAATTCGACTCCTGAGCTAAGCATAAATGCATCAGGAGTTTCACCAACGCCCAATTCGCCAATAAGGTACAGTGAATTTATAATCAACTGATTTACAGTTTTGACGATTTGTGCCATTAATTACCTCCTCATGTTAAAAAAATAGATAATATCGACACATCAAAATGACATGTCGATTAGATCAATTTATTTTAACGGGTATGCATCATCTAACCCTTTGCATAATTTACGGCCGAACTCTTTTGCATTTTCACCATCATTGCTCATATAAGCATTGAATTCTTCCATTTCTTTTTTCATTACAGGACGATTGCCCATTTTGGCTTTCATCTTTGCTTGTTCGGCTCTAACAAATGCATTGTTAGATTGAACCATTTTATTATCCTTCATGGTTTATCTCCTTTATTTTGTCCTTTAGATTTCGTTTTTTCAGCATCTTCTTTTTCTTTTTTAACTTCTTGCTCAACGCCCTTTTTATATGCCTTTGCTTTGGCTGGACAGTCAAACCAAACGCCTGATTCAATCAGACGTTCAGCTTCATCATGTTCAACTACTCGAAAGGGGTCTAAAGGATGATAAATACAAGTCAGCATATGCTTACTCCTTAAGACAATACACGAACTGCATATTGTTGGTGCCATTTAAAGCCACATAACAAATCAATACGCATATAGTTTTGATACCCTAATATATCTCCAGTTTGAGTAACCGCTAGAGATAAACCAGTTTCAGGATCTACAGCAACAGAAGCATATTGAACTTGTAATTTATAAAGTGGAGGACAAACAATATCTAGTCCTCTACTTGGATAAGCTACGTTCACATTATGAGATCCCACTAAAGTAACCGCAGCATTATCTGGAATAGCATTACTGACGTTACGATTAGGATTCTGTGTGTCAGAAATAATAATAGGACTTACGGATACAGAGATATTTCCACCTGCATCAGAACTAGCATTTGCAGTAACTACAAATTGCATATCCTGACCTGTAGAAGCTCTTCCCACTGGGTTAACTGATTGAACCCCTGCAATTGAGAATACGTCTCCAACTACAAAGTAATTTGCGGTGCTTGCAAATGCACCATCCATAACAATTATGTTCCCTGAAGTTACTTGACCATTAACCACAAGGGCATCAGATGAATGCAAGGTAGGGCCCGCACCAGCTTGATGACGTTTAATATTCTGAGATTGGAAAATATCAAAATAAGATAGATGGCCAATAGCAGAAGAACGAACGATATCTTCGTTAAATACAGGAGTAAAGTTGTTTAACAATGCACCTTTCAAACTTGAACCATCTCGTACAGTCATTGCCATATAAGCATCAGACGCAATATTTACGCCTTGCTCAAGCAATTTAGCGCCAGCCATATCAACAGTAGTAAATGAGTTAATCGCTACGCCAGCAGTACCTGTAAAGAAGTTAAGCTCTTGTTCAGCAGAAGCTGCAATATCTTTTTCCATTTGTGTAATTACTTCTTGAATAGCAGGAGCAATAAACAAACGGGAGAAGTCTTCAATTCTTAATGATAAATCCTGAATTGTATAAGCAATAAGAGCATGATATTGATGTTCAATTACTATAGTTTCGACTGTCTCAATAATTGATTGAGGAGTAGCTACAGAGCCATCACCAACAATAAAATGGTTTTGTCTACGGACTTGTAACGTATCTCCAATTTTATATCCTGAAGATACAAAATCATCTTGGTAAATTCTACTCGCAGTCATTACAAATGGTGCATTATTTGCAAACATTGCTAAAGCAGTGTTCGATACTAGATCGGTTGTAATAAATTGGTTAGCCATTGCTAGTCTCCATTTAATCCATTAAATGGGTACATAGCGTGTACCAAGGGTTTCGCTGGGTTTCATCCTTGAAACCCTTAGATCACTTCCATGTACCAGCTTTCATTCGCCTTCGGATTTCTCCAGGAGGCGTTTTGCCTGTAACAGCCGTGGAGGAACTTACTGGATTTTGTCTAATGCTACCCATAGGGGTATTTTTTTGGTTAGCAGTCGGTTTCCCGTGATTCCCCATTAAACTAAATGACAGCTTGTTCACTTCACGTGCCTGATCTAAGGGATGGAGTTTTGAGATGCGTTCAAGTTCGGAACGATTTTTACCTAGCCTATAAGCGACTTCAGATGGATTTTCAACGAGTAACAGTGCATCCCGCACATGTGGAGTAAAAGGAACATCATTTCCTCTCACTACTTCATCAAAATCATCGTACTTGTCAGAAGCATTGTCGAACTCATCATTTAAGCGTTGATACTGCTTATGTACATGTGCTTGACGTTGTGCTTCCTGTGCTTGCTTCTCTTCATGATCCTTCATTCCAAAAGCTAAGCGTACTGCATGCTGAATTCTTTCTTCTTCATTCATTCCTGGAGAGGGTGGCTGTCCAGGTGAATTATAAGGATTATTATGTGTGACCAATCCCGGATTAGCGCTATCATTGCCCATCATTGATTGCATGTGCGAAATACGATCATGCAGCTCTCTGATTTCCTTGCGATGATTGCGTTTCAGGGCATGTACACGTTTCTGAACAGAGGTAAGATTTCCATCAGCACCTTCTGCATCATCATTGCTTTCATTCTGAACTTCATGTTCAGTTTGAAAACCATCTCCGTCTTCTGCGCCTGTTCCTACGTCTTGATCATCACCACTTATTTGCTCGGCTAAAGCATTTTCGTCTTCGTGCATTTCAACTGCTCCATGTTGACATCTCCAAGATGTCACTTATCATTCGGTTGACAAGTAACCCTAGACCTTGTGGCGGTCTGAGACCCTAGGCAAATCCTTTGCCCGATTGATATATGTTAGACCTAATGAAATATTATTTCGACCCCACCCCTACGACTAAGTCATTTATTTATTAGATTTTTCTTGAGGATTATGATGTTTATGAATATCCGCTAGTACAGATGCAATATTTCTGGAAAAATCTTTTTCAGCTTTATCTGCATCCAAAAGCAATTTTCCATGGTCTATTTTTATTTTCTGTTCCTCAAGACCCATTTTAGATTGCAGTTGTTTAGCTTTCAAAATCATTTCAGCCTGCTCTAAAAGATGCTTTTCTTTTCTAATTTTAAGCTCTTCCGCTCTTTCCATTAAAGCCTGTTCTTCGAGATGCATCTTTTGTTCATTCATCATCATTTGTTGTTGCTGCTGCTGCATTTGTTGCTGCATCATCATTTCTTGCGGATTAGGCTGTTTAGGCGGTGGTGGTTTACCCTCTTCTTTTGCCAATATTTCAGGAGGAACAAGAGTTTTGAACCTTTCGGCGACTTGAGGCATATATTGAATATCCAAGTTTTTAGCCCACAAATCAGCAACCAATGGGAAGGTTTGAGGAGCAGCAGCAAGAGTTTGTTGGAAGAACTCTAGAGCAATATCTTTTTGTACTGCAAAACTAGGCCCAGTATCAATTTCAATATCATAATCACCCGAATCAAGAACATTTTCTTTGATTGGTTTTCCATCTTGGTCATCACCAACAACTTTATTTAAAACAATAGAATCTGTTCTACCATCAGCTTTAGAAATAATCATAGGTCTTTCAAATTCACCTGCAATCACAGGTAACAAGTCTAGAACGACCCGTCCTCCTTGTTCAACCGCTTGATTCAAGTTATCAAACCAAACGTAAGCAGACATTGAACCTTCTAGTTTTCTTTCTCTTCTGGCTTTTCCAGATATATCTCGACCTTGTAATGCTTCATTTTCTGAGAATCCTAATATCTCACGAATATCTTGTGTACCTCGTTGATACTGCTGTAACAAGGAAGGTGATATTTCCCAGGGAGACATCTTTTGTGGCATTTGACCTGTTTTAGGGTCAGGTTTGGCAATTAAAATACCATTTTGTAACTCAGGATTACGCCACATTTGCTCATTACCAAGAATGTTATCGGGGGTTCCAATCCATTGTTCACGTCTTCTATTTTTAACTTCAGCAGCTATTTCAGAACCTACATAGTTAATAAACTTTTGTGCATCTTTAGCTTCATGAATAAATGAACGAGTGTATTGTTGACCATCGATAAAGTTTGAATCACCATCCACAAATATTTGTGGTAAGTATTTCGATGGCCAATCATTGAATTTAATGATTTGATTCTGAGTTAACATGTATTGACGTATTTTATAATCTTTGCTTTGACGCTCAGCATGAATTTCAGGAATGCTTTTTCGAATAATATCGCCAACTACCTGGGAACTATCAGCCAGAGCTTTTTTAAATTCTAGCTCTTTTTTCATATCTTCCCATTCTTCTTCTGTTACCGTCGTTCCATCGGTTAATAACAATATTTTTATAGGGAACCATTCTTTTCTTGTGTATTTACAAACCACAATGGCATCTCTTGTTTCCCATTGGAAATCCAGTAATGAGCGAGGGTCTGAATAGCTAACGGGATTGATTACATGAGGATATGTGGCATAAAATTCTTCTTTTTTGTAAACGAATTGCCTAGAGCAAAAGTTTCCATCTCCTTTGTGAGGCTTTAATGCTGTAGGATCAAAAGAAGTTCTAGTAACATCCGGGATAATGTCATAACGAATTATTTGATTAAATGATTTGGGGCTCTCATACTCTAATAATATTTCAAATGCACCATACCCCATCATCAAAGCTTGTTTAAATGCAATTTGATAAACTAAATCATTTTGTGATTGATATGAAATTGTGCGAACTAAATCAGCTCTTAAGTCTATTTGTTCTTGCGAGGCATTACCTGTTAATGAACGAACCATTAAATCAGGTTTATTTTTTCTTTGTTCACCTAAAATCTTTTTAATCGGATCGTAAAGTTTATTAAATACCATTGGGGGTTTAAACAAGCGTGAGAATTCCGACCGCTCTACTTTTGACCATTGGTCACGCAATACAAAGTTCATGTCATCTTTACCACGAACTTGGTTTTCTCCGAAATATCCATCCCATTGAACCATATCTTCACGGGCTTTAGTCAATACTTCTGCTTCATCTATACCGGCATCGTAAAGGGAAGCTTGTAATTCTTCATTAATGCTGTCTATGTCTTCTACATCTAATTGTTCAGCAATGATTTCCATGCCTGTCCCCATCCGTTGGGTTAAACATAATTAAACAATGACTTAAACATAGTTGTAAAAGTCATTGTTTAAAATCTTTAAATCACCCCTTCCTGAGGCGAATTTTTAACTTAATATTATTCTTCTTCTTTATCGAGTTCTATTACTTCTTCTGGAACTTCAAATTTAACCCAATCTTCACCATCAAAATCAGCTATTGAGAAAATAAAATTTCCAGCATTAGGAGTAGGTTTTGTAATTATTTTCCACACATGGCCCATATCAGGAAGTATCTTTAAATATCCTTCTGATTGAGCCCAAGCTAATCGGCGCATTGCCTCGCCTTCTTTTAATTTTAATAAAGCTTCTGTAAACAACATCTTTAATTCTCCTTTTTTATGGATTTACTACTAACTGACAAGACCCAGCAGTGAACACAGGCTTATACCATTGGTGACCATTTGAACCGACTGCTGCCACAAAGTCTGTAGGTAATAAGCTGATAGTCTGTGTCTTTAAATAATTATCTAAGAATCCGGCAGCAGTTATTTCTGCTAGGGTATTATTTGGACAATATAATCGTCCTATGCGTGGTATTACCGCGTTGGCTTCACCAGCGAAGTTTAAAAGTAATGTAGTTTGTGATTGAGCAGCCATTTTGTAATCTCCTTATTGATCATTTAGGCGTTGCTC